AAGAAGGGGGAGACCCGCTACGAGTGGACTGAAGACGACATCATACAAAGAACCGCAGAGTACATTGAGAACAAGGGTTCCCTGGCATGGGTCTTAGCACTTAAGGAAGCTGAGTCACGTCTCTTCCAGGATGAGGGCGGCACCATATCCAAGTCTGTAATAAGTTGGATCAATGCTGGTCGTGACGTTCCTGTATTTGGGCATTTGATTCGTCATTTAATAGCACCATTCGTGCGCACACCTGTCCGTTTAGCTGGCAATGCATTTGTTAGGATTCCTGGACTTGGGTTCCCTGTGCAGATTCAGATGATAAAAAACTGGCAGAACGGTGATCACATCCTCAAAGGTGTAGCCAATGAGCAGATGGGTCAGATAGCAGTAGGTCTTCTGATCTGGCTACTGAGTGGGGCAGTCGACCCAGATGAAGAAGAAACGGTAGTGACTGGTGCTGCGGGTTCTATCGGTGAAAAGAGCAGGACCTTCCGTTACCAGGAGGGTGTTGCTCCACCTCAAGCAGTCAAGTTATGGGGTCACTGGTATAACTACGACCGTGCCGATCCGTTTGCATTTGCTCTTGCTACAGTAGTGGACGGTATCCATACGGTTAAGAAACATGGTATCTCTGGGTTACCCAAGGGGATGGCGAAATCCCTCGGTGGTCAGGTACAGGAGAAGACTTTCTTCCGTGGTATTGGTGACTTAATGAAAGCTGTTGACACTGAAGATGGTGGTCGTCGCTGGGTAGCCAATCAGTTAACCAGTTTCATCCCCAACCTCTATCAACAAGCGGTACGTGGTACCAGAAAAACAGTTGGTGACAAACGTAGTGAGACGGTTTTTGGAGAGGTTGTCAAACGCTCCGAGACTGACTGGATAGCGGGTAAGATAACAGGAGCAGTGGGCATGGAACCCTACTCTCGTAGTGAAGACATCTATGATGTATGGGGTCGCCAGGCTACACAGTCACGTAACCCTATTCTTCCTAGGCACAAAACTGCCAAGACCTTTGTAGGTGATCGTATATTCATCAATTGGAACAGGACACATCCTGATTCACGGGAGGAGCGATACCCTACTCGTCCAAGCCGACTATACACCACTAATAAAGTTCAGAAACGGATGTCTGACAAAGAATACAGCATGTACTCAAAGCAAGCAGGTCTTTTAGCTGCCAATGCCCTGGAGCGTGTTATGACACAAGAGATGGCTCGAAATGGCAGTGACTTCGCCGCGACTATCGCAGAGGGTGCAATCAACCGTTCTCGCATAGCTTTGAAGAAGCACTTCGAGATGACTGGTAGTTTCGACATTGACATGGAATGGCAAACCAGGATACTTGTACGCAGCTTACTGACTACTGGTCTTAATTCCATGAAGGTCGATCCACCTAGGAAGCTAGCAGGCAAGAAGGAAGAGATGTATCACAAGGAAAAAGAATTGTGGGAAAAGAACCGTGCTGACGCTATTCAGTTTTTGAAGAAGTGGCGTGGCATTGAGAAGAAAAAGATAAGAAAATGAGCAAACGCAAAGATCGCAAGATGGACAAGTACGGATTCTATTCTGGACCCGATGAGAGTACAGAAGCGCGGTTCCACGGACATGATGCACCTAAGCGAGAGGTCAGGGCAGAGGCTAAGGTTACCAAGAAGGCAAGTAAGGTAGACCTCATCCTGGCTAAGGCACAACTAGCTACGGCTAAGGCGAGTAAGCGTAAGGCACTTGTAGCCCTGATTGTGGTGGGGATAATTGCTTACTATCTACTGTCCTCTGGTGGTGGTCTAGGTATAATGGAAAAAGCCAAGAGTTTTATCCCATTTTTAGGAGAATAGCATGAACAAAATAAAAGAGATTTTCACAGCCATTAAGACGAAGGATACACTAACAGCGTGTATCGTAGCTGTACTCACTGTACTCGCCACTGTCATCAACGACACGATAGGTGGAGAGAACCCGCTAATCGGTAACGAGTTTATACTCACCGTTGGTGGTGGTATCAGTGCCTTCTTAATGGGATCACACCGTAAGACCCAGACACCGATAGGAAAAGACAGTGACTGAAATAGAAGACCTACGTAAAGACATGTCCCGTATTGAGATAAAGATAGAGCAGGTGCTCACTAAGATAGAGCCTATCTCTAGACTCTACAGGGGCAACGGTAAGCCGTCCTTAGACGTAAGGGTGTCAGTAGTGGAAAATGACATCGAAGACGTTAAGGACACGTCTCAGTGGGCTTCTCGCACTGCTGTAGGTGCGTTAATCACTACTGCTGGTACTGCTCTCTGGTACATCCTTACTCAGTAGTGTATCCACCTCTATGACAAACTCCTCCAGCCGATCTAGTGGTATGATAACTAGCCAGGGTTGGAGGTTTGCTTTGTGCATGACGACTGGTATCTGGTGTGGCTCTGAGTCAGTCTCTGCCTGCTCCACCCATTTGTAGACTGTCTTAGACCCAGCCTCGACTCGCTTACACTCGATGTGCAGGTTCTCCACTCCGACAAGATCGGCTTGACCGCCTTCAGCGTAGCCATTGTATTGTTGAGATCGTCGCCAATTGGGTCCAGGCAGCAGTGCCTTAAGTTTTTTCACTAGTTCCAATTCCCCCCGCTTCCCCTTCATTCTACTGTTGGTCATTACATGCATCCTCTGCTTGCTATTAGCCCTGCCCACAGGCTTAGTATGAAATAGGCAACCGCCTTAATAAAGAACTTCGGTTCCAGCTTAGTCTTATCCATTCGGATACCCCTTACGCCCAGCACTTGCTAGGTGGATCAGGAACCGTATTACACCCACTTGCTTGAAGCCTTCTGTCACTAGCTTACGATGGATATGGATAAGCTGCTCGACATCATTTGTGAGCACTCTCAACCGCCGTCTGTCCGTCGATATATATCTGATTCTCATAATCGTTCCTCACTTTATTTAAATAGTAAACGTCTATGTATATGGGAGTTTTTTCACCTACATATGCCCCCCAGGTATTAAACTCTAGGAACTCCCAGGATTCGGATTCATCCCAATCATCCCTAACGAGTATCTCGACCATCAACTGTTTATCGTAACATACCCGACCATCGGATACACCAACGATTGCATCATCGAACCCGTCAGCGAACAACAGTTCGTCGTCCTGCATGATCTCGGTTAGTTTATCCCTGAGACTCTCTTCTTTGTTTTCCATGATCAATTTTAGAAACCTCACCTCTTAGAATACGTATTTCCGATGGTGCTTTAATGTTAATGGTGACTCGCTTCCCGACTAGTTGAACCACGGTAACGACTACATCATCACCAATAAAAATAACTTCACCAACTTTTCTGCTTAACGATAGACTCATATTTTCCTCCTTGAAAACAACTTACTTATTCCCGATGAAATGATACTAACGGAAGACCCTGCAATCACGCAAGGGTAGGCATCATGTTTCGTAGATTTTTCTGACGATATTAGAATCTCGTTGCATCATCATCTGTATCCAATAACCACCTAATGGTCGAGGTCCCATACCCTTTTCAACAGACCAACCATGAGCACCATCTCCGTGCTCGTCCTTATAGGTACCGGATCGAATGAAATCGAGCTTATTACTTACAATCTTCTTTTGAGAATTGAGGTAGGTACGCATGATAGGGAATGCCATCTTCTTGTGGATGTGTCCACAGATATAGACATCCGCTTCGTTCTGAACCAGGTACTTCTGAAACGCTGTTATCTGAGCAGAGAAAGCACCACCAGAACCATAGCCGTGATGGGAGTAGATAGTGAATGAGTTCTTAGTGTTCTTATGCATGCGACCAAAGACACGTATGTAGTTTCCATAGCCACCCGCTGATACGTTACAGTCAGGCTCTGCTATTCTGAGCATGGTTGTAAAGCGATCTATCAGGTCAATTTCGTGTCTCTTGAGAATAGCCGTCTCATGGTTACCAGGGCACACGACAGCCAGGTTCTTAGCGTAGGGCTTCCACCACTCCACAGCATTCTCTACCAGCTTGTCCAGGTAATTAGGATGGTCATCCTCTGGTCTCACAGCGGAAACCCCACGAGTCCGTCTAGGGTCCCAGGCACCCATCATGGCGCAGAAAAAGTCACCGAATACACAAATCGCAGCGTCGAGTTCTAGGGCTTTATCCAGGTCTTCCTTGAGTTTTGCCCTATCGCAGTGTGGGTTATCGAAGTGAAGATCAGATAAGACAAGAATGTGTTTTACATCCTTTTGCCCCCTAAACTTAAACCTTATCTCCTGTACGTTACGGCTGATCCTTTTGGTTGTGAACATGTGATGCCCTTATAATTAGACGATTTAGGTAGAACTTTGCCTTCTTCAAGTCCTGTATTTGCAACTCCGGTGTTTCGTGCTTGTGTTGATAACGAACCACATACTTCATTATTTGACCTTGGTAGAAGTCTAGCCCCAA